TTGAAAATTCTTTGGTTGTAACAACAGCCCCGAAAGAACAGCAACTCACTTTACACTTATGGAAGGAGATAGCACAACTGTACAAGAAAATAAAACGAGGAGAGTTGTTGAGATTAATGTATAGAATGAAACAAGGCAATGATGAATGGTTAGCGGTTGGTTTTGTATCCGGAACACGAGCAGATGAAGATATATCTACGAAAGGTCAAGGGTTCCACAGGAAAGATATGTTGTTTATTTTAGAAGAAACTCCCGGTATCTCACAAAAAAATATTGATGCATTTCTAAATACAAGCACATCACCGCACAATTTAATATTAGCATTAGGCAACCCCGACCATAAATTAGATACGTTGCATAAATTCTCACAATTGCATAACGTGGAACACATAAGAATATCAGCATACGACCACCCGAACGTTGTAAAAAAAAATTCAAATTTCATAGCAGGAGCTTGTACAATAGAAGGGATTGCAAGAATAAATGCAAGGTATGGAAAAGAAAATCCAATTTCACTTTCAAGAACAAGAGGGATTTGCCCGGAGGAAAGTTCTGATAGTTTAATTAGACTGGAATGGTTGGAAAAAGTAAATGAAAATTTTGAACGCCAACAAATTGAAGGAATGCGGGGAGATAAAGCATTAGGTGTAGATGTTGCAAATTCGTTTGACGGAGATAAGGCGGCAATATGTGAAGGGGTTGGAAACTGTTTAGTGAAGTGTGAAGATTTTGTTTGCCCCGATAGTAACCAATTAGGGCATAGGGTTGCGTTAAAAATAAAAGAAGAGAACATAAAGAGCGAGCGAGTAGGAGTTGATGGTGTAGGCGTAGGTGCTGGGACCATTAACGTGTTGAACGAGTATGGACTGTGCGTAAAAAATATCCAAGGAGCAGAGAAGCCCGTGAAAACGGGAGAGTTAGAAAACTTCCAAAATCTACGCTCACAAATATGGTGGCAATTAAGAGAAGATATAAGAAACGGACTTGTGGCTATAAAGCGAGATGACGATATATATGCGGACCTCTTAACCCCGAAGTGGAATATAAACAACGGAAAGATTTGTATAGAAAAAAAAGAAGAAATGAAGAAGAGATTAGGACGTTCACCTAACAAAGGGGATGCTGTTGCATATTGGAATTGGGCGAGGATTGAAAGGAATAATATAAATTTACATTTTGGATTTTCAAACTAAAATAAATATGGAAAAGAAAACACACATAGATATAGATGAAGATATAGCAGGAATATACCGGCAACTCTCAAACAAGTTGGGGCGGAGTGTTAGCGAAATTGCAAATATTGTACTGCGCGCTGGGGTGGAGGTAAACATTTTGTCCTCGATAAAATTCAATGTTCAAGGCAAGGAAATAAATTCAATCAAATCAGAGAAATTAAAATTGTCGAAGATTGACGAGAAAAATATGGTATAAAATAAAAATAAACATTTATATTTTGTTTGTGATTTTACAAACAATTAACAAAGCACGTAATTGGCTATCTGAAAAAGTTGCCGTAACTCCGAAGATAAATTTTACTTCGAGTTATGGCAATACCCGTACAGGACTGATGGACACACAGGGGGATGTGTTGGCGATGTACAATGCGTTCAAGGGGATTGTGTTCTCATGTATCAACGCAAGGGCAAAGGAAGTTGCGAGAACGTGTTCAAACAACACATTCATTCCTTATATACAAAAAGGCGTTGATGAATTAATCCCACTCGATAACAATCACCCACTTCAAGAACTACTCCGCAAACCAAACCCGTATATTTCTCCATATGAATTTTGGCACTGCATACAAACATCGAAGGACTTAACAGGCAATGCGTACAGTTGGATAGGAAGGGATAAGTTAGGAGTACCTCGTGAGTTGTGGCTAATACCCTCGACACAAGTGAGTATAGTTACCGGCGATATTAAGAAAGGAGAACCGCCGATTATATCTTATATCATACAGAACGGAGCGGAAAGGGTCGAAATAAATTCAGAAGATATTTTACACTTCAAACTAATGGACCCTAAACAGCCCTACGGATACGGGATGAGTTTGGTGATGAAGGCGGCAACTGAAATTGATATTGATTTTTTTATTTCAGAACACCAAAGAAATTTTTTCAAGAACGATGCAATTCCTCCCGCGGTAATAACATTTAAAAATAATTTGAACGCAGACGCACGCAAGGCATTTGAAGAGAATTGGATTAGAAAATACAAGATGAAACCCGGCAAGATAGGATACCTCGAAGGAGACGCCTCCATTCAAATGTTGCTTTCTTCAAAAGAATTAGACTATCTTGCGTCTATTCCTGCTATCCGACAAAAAATACAAAGTGTATTCGGAGTTCCTGATAGTAAATTGATGTTGTCTGAAACTATAACAGCAAGGGCAACACTTGAAACGATTGACTATAATTTTCTAAAAGAGACGATTGCTCCTGAAATAACACAATACGCGGGACAATTAACAAATGATTTGGCGGAGTTCTTTGCAAGTGATATTGTTATTGTGGCGGAAGAAATAATACCCAAAGACAGAGCGCAGTTATTAGATGAAGACACAAAGAGGTTAGCAAACGGAACACTATCAATAAACGAAATAAGATTGAGAGATGGATATGAAGCATTGAGAGGCGGAGAGGAGCCGTTGGTCTCTTATGGTGTGATGCCATTGAGTAATGTGTTGGTAGATGTGAATGAAAAAAGTTTTGTAAAAAAAGAATTTAAAGATAGCGAAACAGATAGCGAAATAGATAGCGAAACAGAAAAATTAAAGGCGTGGAAAAATCATTCAAAATTTCAAATGAAAAATGAAATGATATTGGCAAAGGGAATGAACGAATGGTTGAAGAGTGTTGAGCGTGATGTATTAGATAATTTAAACAAGGTTAAAGGGATAGCAGTAACAGAGGAAGAGGTTGGGCAATGGTTGAAAAGGTTAAATAAAATGCTAACTCCCGAAGCGCAAAGAATATTAAAAGAAGCGTTTCAAAAATTTGTAAACGAAAACGAAATTGACGGATTAGTATTCTCCCCTAATTCCCCGCGGGTGCGAGAAACAGTACAGAAAATTGTATCGGCAAGCGAAAATATTCCTTTAAAAATAAAAGAAAAAATAAATAAGACCCTACAAGAAGGCGTAAAGATGAACGAAACACCATCTGAGTTGGCGGGGAGGATTGAAAAATATTTTTCAAAAACTAATTCAGCGCAAGCAATACGAGTGGCAAGGACGGTATCAAATTCAGCAGTGAATGAAGGGAATAATGTAGCAGCGCAAGAGAGCGGGATATTCAAAAGGAAGATGTGGCTCACACAGAGAGACGGAAGAGTAAGAGATTCACATTGGGAAATGGACGGCGTGAAAGTATTGGTTTCGGAAAAGTTTAGTTTGAAAAACCCAAATTCAAATTTGAACGTACCGGGCGACCCGTTAGGGAATGTTGAGCAAATAGTTAATTGTAGATGTACGGCAGTATATTTAAGGAAATAGAAATGGAAAAAATAACAAAAAATATAACAGAACAAAAAATTTCAACAAACGATGAAGAGATGAGTATCGTCCACTATATAACGACAGAGGGGAGTGATAGATATGGAGATATAGTAAGAGCGGATGGAATGGACGACAAAGCGTATTCAAAGAATCCGATTGTTTTATACGGACACGATTATAATTCGTTCCCTATTGGAAAAAGTTTATGGAGAAAAAAATATATTGCTAATGGCGTGAGCGGTATATTAGCCAAAACACAATTTGCCCCAACAGAAGACGGGAAAGAAGTGTATCAATTATGGAAGAATGGATACTTAAACGCCTCCTCGATTGGTTTCGTAGGTACGGAAACTTGCCCGATAGTATTAGAAGGAAGGGATGGAGGAGTTGAATATAAGAAGTGGGAATTGTTGGAATATTCTATTGTTCCTGTTCCCGCCAACCAAGAAGCGTTGAGATTGGCAATTAGTAAGGGCGTTGTGAAGTCTGAAAAAATTATTAAAATGTTAGAAAACAAAAACGAAAACAAAAACGAAAATAAAAACGAAAACAAAAACGAAAATAAAATGGAAACACAAAAAGAAGAAGACGATCAAGATATAACAGAAGTATTGGGCAAGATAGAAGAGTATTGTGCCGATATGCACACGATATTATCGGCGATGCAGTTAGACAGTGAAATGATGGCTGGAATAGATGAGAAACTAACACAGATTTTAGAAATAATTGAACCGAAAGAAAAACAAGTATCAAAGGTTGAAGTGGAGCAGTCCTCGAAGATTGTAGCTGAAGCAATTAATGATGCAATCAAAAACGTATTTAAAAACTATAAAAAATAAAAAGGAAAAAATAAAATGGAAAATGTAATGTTAAGCACCGAAGACTTGAAAGGGATTGTGTCGAACGCAATTCTTGAAACGACGAAAGCGTTAGGAATGGACAAGGTAGACCGAAAGCACGGCGTGTTTCCCGAAACAAGTTCAGAAGATTTAAATAATTTATCGAAAGAACAGCGCCTAAAAAAATGGTTGAAAGCAGTCCAAACAAAAGACGCCGTAACGTTAGCGCAAGTGAAAGCACTATCAGAAGGAACAGGAAGCGCAGGAGGCTATCTCGTGCCTGATGAGTTTCGTTTAGACGTAATTCGCGAGGCGGAGTTGCACGGTGTTCTCCGCAAGAATGCGTTTATATTTCCGACCACAGTGGATACTATAAACTTAAACAGCGACGCAGGGTCTGTTACCGTTGCGTGGACCGGTGAAAACACCCAAGTAAATGCGAGCCAATTTACACTCGGACAAACAACGATGAGTATTAAGAAAGCCGCTGGTATAACAGCAATATCAAATGAGTTGTTAGAAGACGCACAATTTCCGATCGTGCAATATCTCGCAACTTTATTT